CTTACTAGGCACAGACTTTAGCAGTTGTAAAATCACCGATACACTGGTGCTATCACGACTTACTGACCCATCACGGGAAGGTGGTCACTCATTAGATAACTGGGGACAGCGACTAGGTTTCCCGAAAGGAGAACACAATGATTGGACTACGTATTCGCAAGACATGGTGGAGTATTGTAAGCAAGATGTGTTGGTTAATGTCAAAGTGTACTACGCGCTACAAACCGTATTGGCTAACTTTGGAAGCCAAAGCATTGACCTTGAACACAACGTACAGAATATTATTAATCGCCAAACAGAAGCAGGTTGGTTGCTAGACCAAGAACACGCCTTCATTCTATTGGCTAAACTAAAGGAGAAGAAATATGAACTTGAAGAAATGGTACATGAGAAATTCATACCGTTGCCTACATTTATTAAGCAAGTCACCCCGAAGTATAAAAAAGATGGCTCGTTATCTGTGGTCGGCTTACGCTTCGCGGGTGAACACTGGCGGGATTATATACAGACGTTCTCGCGCATAGACTACCCAGAGTTTAACTTAGGTTCTCGTCAGCAGATAGGACGCTACCTACAGTACTTTGGTTGGAAACCAGAGAAGTTTACAGAGAAGGGACAAGCTATTGTAGACGAGTCAGTGTTAGAGAAAGTAACCGACATACCTGAGGCATCTATGATTGCTGAGTACCTAATGGTTCAGAAGCGTATTGCACAGATACAAAGTTGGTTAGACGCTGTTAAGGACGATGGTAGAGTACACGGCTATGTAAACTCTAACGGTGCAGTCACGGGACGTATGACACACTCTAGTCCTAATATGGCACAAGTACCAAGTTCACACGCCCCATACGGTGCAGATTGTAGAGCCTGTTGGACATCCCCTGAAGGCTACAAGATTGTCGGTATGGACGCATCAGGACTTGAGTTACGTATGCTTGCACACTACATGAAAGACGAGGCATATACAAATGAAATACTCACTGGAGACATTCATACAGCAAACCAACTTGCTAGCGGTGTTGACACACGAAGTCAAGCAAAGACTTTCATCTATGCGTTCCTCTATGGAGCAGGAGATGCTAAAATCGGAAGTATCGTTGGAGGAACTGCTAGAGATGGTAAGCGACTTAAGGAGAAGTTCCTCACAAACACGCCATCTCTTAGAGACTTACGAGAAAGAGTTAGCGTGGCATCTCGAAGAGGTTATATTCTCGGACTTGATGGGAGAAGGGTCGCAGTACGTTCAGAACACTCGGCACTAAACACATTGCTACAGTCAGCAGGTGCAATCGTTATGAAGAAAGCATTGTGTCTGTTAGACGAGTACGCAACACTGTGGGGTCTGGACTACAAGTTTGTCGGTAACATCCATGATGAGATACAAACAGAGGTTAAGGAAAGTGAGGTAGATACTTTCGGTAGACTTGCGGTTTCCTGTATCGAAGCCGCAGGTCAACACTTCAACCTAAACTGCCCTCTTGCGGGCGAATATCAGATAGGAGATAACTGGAGTGAAACCCACTAAAGAAGATAGGAAGAAGTTTGACCTTGACTTGCAGTACGGAGAAGTCAGGGAGGAACGAGTGGCTGAGATGCTACAGGACAAGAAGATAGAGGTTAAGTCTGAGAAGGACTTGTGGCAGAAAACAGGGAACATTTGTATTGAGTATGAGTCATGGGGTAAGCCGTCAGGTATCGAGGCAACTGAGTCAGACTACTGGTTTCACAACCTCTGCATTGGTGATGATGAGTACTGTACATTAGTATTTAAAACACCTGTACTAAAGAAGATAGTAAACAAACTTGATACGTTCAGGAGTGTATCAGGAGGCGACCACAACGCTAGTCGTATGCACTTGGTCAACCTACGTAAGCTATTCTCAACTGATGTCATTAAGGCATTCAAGGATATAGAAGATGAGTAAGAGTATATATACACTAGTAGATGACATATACAAACTGATGGTGACAAAAGAGGCAGATGAATCTGTAGATGTAGAAGCAGAGATTGAGAAGTTCGGTGAGAACATGAAATCCCTGATGCGTACTGAGTTCGCTAGGGATAGGAAGAGAGACAACCGAACTCTGCGCCTGTCAAACATTGGTAGAGATGACAGATACTTATGGAACGTAGTCAACGGTACTGACATAACCGAGAAGATACAACCACATACTTACATCAAGTTTATGTACGGACACCTGATTGAAGAGATGTTACTATTCCTAACTAGAATGGCAGGGCATGAGGTAACTGACGAGCAGAAGGTGTGCGAGGTTGAAGGTATCAAGGGTCACATGGACTGTAAGATTGACGGTGTAGTTATCGATGTCAAGTCTGCTAGTTCCTACGGGTTCAAGAAGTTCAAGGAAGGTACACTAGCTATGGAGGATTCCTTCGGTTACGTTGACCAGATTAAAGCCTACGCTCACGCTTGTGGTGAGACTAAGTTTGGTTGGTTAGCTATGGACAAAGCCAATGGACATCTAACGGTACTTCAGTACGACCTTGAGGATACCCAAGCACCTGTATACGAATACATTAAGGGGGACATTACTGAACGCATACGCGAGGTAAAAAAGCTAGTCGGCTTAGAAGAGCCATTAACCTTCTGCGACTCGCCTGTACCAGACGGGAAATCTGGCAATATAAAGTTGGGTGTAAAATGCTCCTACTGTCAATACAAAAAGCATTGTCATCCAGATGTAAGAAAGTTTGCCTACTCCTATGGTCCAAAGTTTCTGATTCACGTAGAGTACGAACCAAAGGTGATGGAGGTGGACATTGAGTAAGCCAAAGAATAAGTACAGGTCAGCACTAGAGAAAGAGTTTTCAAAGGAGGTAAAGCGTAAGGGATTTAAGTATGAGCCGTTCGATGTACCTTATATAGTACACAGACACTATAAGCCAGACTTTGTACATGAAGAGAAGAAAGTAATGGTGGAGGTAAAAGGTTTCTTTCGTATCGGAGACACCTTGAAATATAAGTCAATTCGTGATACAATATTAGAAGACAACTGGGAGTTAGTATTTTTGTTGTCTAACCCTAATAAGAAGGTGCGTAAGGGCGGTAAGATAACTATGGGACAGTGGTGTGACAAGGAAGGTTTCAAACATTACACGCTACACACGGCACAGGAACTTGTTGAATATGTAGAAGGAAAGAAATAATGTCGTATACATTAGAGGAACTAAAGGAGGCTATAGCAAGAGACTATGATGTAGTGTTAGTAGTAGAAACCTTAGACATCTCAGTTGAGGACTTGCTTGATGCTTTCGAGGACAGACTAATCAGGAACAGAGATTTATTTACGGAGGATGATTATGAGCATTGATGATGCAACCCCTGCTGATTGGGATGCGCTTCGGAACAAGCACCCTAAGTTAGTAAAGAAGTATGAAGAGTACGTGACGAACAACCCTGACGAACCAACGGAAGATGTTGTCAATCACCCTAGTCATTACAACTATGGTAACATTGAATGTATAGAAGCCATAGAGGAAAGCATGACACCCGAAGCATTCAAAGGTTATCTCAAAGGTAACACACTGAAGTATCTATGGCGGTACGAGCGTAAAGGTAAAGCAGTACAGGACTTAGAGAAAGCACAGTGGTACTTGAACAAACTTATATCTGAGGTGGATAGATGAAGGGGCAGACACACGGAGGCAAGGGGTCAGCCCAAAGACCTACCGATGGTAAGAAGTTCGCAGACAACTGGGACGCTATCTTTAACAAACAGAAACCTAAAGACAAAAAGAAGGAAGTTAAGAAATGAACGAATATCAAGAGTTTATACATAAGTCCCGTTACGCTCGGTGGCTACCAGAGAAAGGCAGACGAGAGACTTGGGCGGAGACAGTACAGCGTTATGTAGACTTCTGGGATAACCGTGGTCAGATAACTAAAGCTGACGCTAAGAAAATGTATACTGCAATATACAATTTAGATGTGATGCCTAGTATGCGTTGTCTAATGACTGCAGGTGAGGCTCTGGACAAGGACAACGTAGCAGGGTTTAACTGTAGCTACCTACACATTGACCACCAGAAGTCCTTTGACGAGATGATGTACGTCCTGATGTGCGGTACAGGTGTTGGGTTCAGTGTTGAGCGTCAGTTCATTGACAAGCTACCTACAGTTGCTGAGTCATTCCATGAGACTGACACAACGATTGTAGTAGCCGACAGCAAGATTGGTTGGGCATCTGCATTCCGTGAGTTGATTGCTATGTTGTATGCAGGTAAAGTACCCAAGTGGGATATGCACAAGGTAAGACCCGCAGGTGCTAGACTCAAGACCTTTGGTGGTCGTGCGTCAGGCTCACAGCC